TTGCTCTATTCATTACGAATGTTCCATTTCTAGAATAGTCAGGTTTAACTGCGTGGTATAAAGTTATTAGTGAGTTAGCATTTAAACTTGCTGACACACCTGATGCTGTTACACCTACATCTGAGTTTGTTACTATTCCTTCAGGTTTTCCAACTGAATTACCAGTTACGAAAGCATTACCTTCAGCTTTTGCAAACTGCTCAGTAAATTCGCTGTTCATTTCTTGCTCAAGGTTAAAGACTGAATCCTCTAACTCTTGCTCTGAAATGTCCACTAACGCATATAATTCATGTGTTGGTATTTCCTCTAGACCTACTGCATAGCCAGTAGTTTCACTTCTAGTTCCTTGTTCAGCTACAAATGTTGCTGAAAAAGTTGCAGTTCTTTTTGGAATCTGCACTGATCTATTAGTTGTACTTCTAACTCTTGCGATTGATCTAATAGGAGATATTTCTGTAATACCTTTGATTAATTCTTGCACATACTCTGGTGGTGCAAGGTAACCAGCTGTATTATCATTTGAAGCAGTCAAGACTTTTAATTCGTCTGGACCTAATGCTTCTTTGCCTTGTCTTAACCATTTGTCAAAAACCTTTCTCTCCATTGTAGAAGCATTTGTATATGCTTTTCCAAATTCAGGTCTTGACATCATAGTTTCAACTTTTTTGACTCTTTCAGCTACTTCATCTTGCGCTAATTTTTGTTTCGTCACCATTTGGTTAACATCTTCTAAACTGTCTAAAGATTTTTCAATTTTAGAAAGTTTGTCTGACGTTATTGGATCAGCAGAACCATTTTTTTTGATTTGCTTAATCTCCTCCTGGTGCGTTTCTTTAAACGCTTCAAAAGTTTTGCCGAGAGATTCAATAGCTGTTTTTACTTGATCGTCCATATTGTTCTCCGTTTATTGTTTAATGATACCTGCAACTTTATGTAATAAAGCTACAAGCTGTTTGTTTTCATCAGCATCTCGCTGGTTTAAAGACTCAGCTAATGCTTTCGCACCAATCTTTGCCTCTGTTCGTGAAAGACCTCCTGCATCTCGCAAGATTTTCTCCCAGTCACGAATACTTTTTAAATTACCTTTTACTGATTGAACCATTGCTTGTTCGTTCATTGGAAAAGTAACTAAACTGATTTCCATAAGGTCTACTTCTTTAAGAGTTCTTACACCTCTTTTATTTTCATTATAACCTTGTTTTTGTGGATCAGCTTTAAATCCTATTGACATACCATCTAATGCACCCATTTTAAGTAATTCATAAGTTTCTTTACCTTTTTGAGTTTTCATAGCTAGTCTGCCTTGTACATATAAACCTTTTTGATCTTCATAAATCTTTTCAAAAATACCAATTGGTTCATCTGTTTTATGTTGAAATAACATTTTTACTTTTGGTGCAGGTCTTTCTGCTAAAGACTTTGTAAATGCACCTTTTTGTACAATATCATTACCTTGATCTTCATTACCAAAAATAGAAGCATAACCTGAAAATACACCAAGTGCATCTGATTTAACTTCTGATTCAAAAACTAATTTTTTAATTTCAGTATCACATTGACACTTACCATCATCTTGACAAACACAAACTGACTTAACAGGTTTTTTATGCATACCCATTTCTTCTAATTCGTCTTTTGGTTTATCACCTGGTTTTTCTTCATCAGGTTTATGTGAACCTTTACCTTTCATTGCTTCTTCATAAGCTGCATGTGTACCACAAGGCATATAAACTCTTTTACCATTATCCATTAAAGAATGAATACCAGTACAACCTATTTCTTTTGCTCTATCTCTAGCATCATCTTCGGTTGTAAACATATCTTTATCCTTGTGTGAACCTTTTGGTTTATCTTCATCATGACCCATTTTATCGTCATCATCATGATAAGATTTATCTTTGTCTTTATCTTTGTCTTTTGGCTTATGTCCTCCTTTAGCAATAATATCTGTTAAAGTTCCGATTGCACTAGCCATTTTTTCTACATCTGTCATTGAATATTCCTCCTTTTTATTCCTTGCATTGTATAAAGAATTACACACAGCAAACCTTTGACCTCTTTTTGGATAATCTGTGACAGAAGTTTCATCTCCCATACATCTCTCAATAAAGTCATCTCTTTTTTCTTTATCTTTTGGTTTTACTAGTGGCATTATTTCTTCATGTCTTTTATTTTCTTAACTAACTTTTTTGACCAACCCCATTTATCATTTGATTTACAGATTCCAAAACCTGCTATTAATCCTAAAATAAATTCCATAATTCCTCCTATAAAAAATCAGGTGTCGTATAAATTACTGAACACCTGCAATTTATTGTTTCTCCTGGCGAACCACTTGGATCACCTGGATATTTTAATCTTTCACCACCAACAACGAATTTCTGGTCTAAAGGTATTCGCTGACCACTTGCGATTGAGTGTGTTACCCTTGTTCTTGCATCTTGGATAGCAATCCACTCTTTCTGCGTTCCTGAAATTTGCATATTTTCAGCAACAGTTTCGTTTGCCCATGAAGCGGTTCTGTGTGTTTCTGTACGAGCAATTAAATTTGCTCTATAAGCACCAAAACCCAAAATGGTATTACGCAAAGCAGTACCAGTTTGTTCAGTAGACAACCCATCATTGTAACCACTATTTATAACATTTTGTATTCTATTTCTAGTTGTTTCATTGATGTCAGTTACCATAGTACCAACATTTTCCTCAATATACAAGTTTAACTTTCTATCAAACTCACTATCAAAGTCTTTTACATTTTGCATTCTATCTAGAGCATAATTCTTAAATGCGTTTGCTATAACTGTATATTGTACTCTAAATAAATTTTGCAATGTTTTTTGATTTTTATTCATGTCTAATGATATTAAAAAATAAGAACCAGTTTTCCAAGTTTCGTTGATTTCATTGGCTAAATTACGATAATAATTGGTCATTACACTATTAAAATTTTTAATAAAAGGTTCTCTTAACCTATTCTGTCTATACCATTCTCTTTCGGCAACTTTCTTAATACCAAATAATTTTACTTGTCTTTCGTTTACTATCATTAGTGTAAAGTAGTGTTTGGTGGCATATCATGTTCTGATACCATAATATCTGAAAAATCAATACATCTAGTTGCCATAATAAATGTTGCTAAATGTACAGCATCTTCTTTAGTAGGTAACGAAGATACTCTAATTACAATATTACACTCGTTATTTGATTTATCTTCTTCTATAAATAATTTTGTTTCTATTTGTTTCATTATGTAGCTAAAGGGTGTCCTGATGGTAATAAATCAAGGTCAAACTTTCCTCCTTGGAATCTGCCAGTTCTTACAGCAAATAAAAACGCATTGACTCTGGCATAAGCCCATTGATCTTCACTTCGTACACCTGGTCTTACAGAACCTGGATTGTTTCTATAAGCCCCTACACCTCTTCTAAATACAGCACCTAACATTCTTAAGGTAACTCTTTTACCTTTTCTATCACCATACTTCTCGTTATGATCATCAACTTTCTTTTTTAAAGCATCTCTTACTCTTGCTGATAATTGTTTTTCTTCATCAAACTCTTGTGTTGCTTCTATCTCAATAAGATCATCAAAGTTTTTTCTACCCTCTGTTTTCTTTATGACTTCTAGAATAACATCTTTCATTCCTTGTTTACCAAGGTTACCAATTACACCCCATTTCATTTGTGCAACTACACCAGCTACACTTGATAGGTTTGGTTCTTTACCACCTCTAAATTGTTGTCCATCTCTAAAATGTCTTGCCGCCCATGATTCACGTTCTTTAATCCAATCTAATACCGCAGGTGTTTCTGAACCATCTCTAGCTTTAGTCCATAAATTAAATGCTTCATTACCTCTAATATTACCACCTGCTCTCCATACTTTTGGATTATCTTTCTTTACATTTTGTGCAAAGTTAAAATCAAATTGTGGTCTTTCACTATTTCTTAAACTAATTTTTTTATTATCACCTCTTTTAGGAAAATTTGTAATCTCTTGTTTTTCTTCTGACATATCTGCATTTTCTAAATCGCCTTCTATTTTTGGTTCTTCTGGTATATCTTCATCTACTTCTGGTTGTGATTCATCACCAGCTACATTTAAAGGCATTAAAGTTGCAGGTACTAATAAACTATCACCACCAGCTATTGGTTCATAACCTAATTGTTCTCTTGCTTCATTTCTAGTTAATATACCATTTTGTACACCTTGCGTTACAGACTCAAATACTCTAGTTCTTTGTTCTGCCATTGCAGGTATAGAGTCAATGTCATATCTTAATTCTAAATCATCACCAAACTTTGGTACTAACCATTCGTTCATATCTGATTGTATTCTATCCAATAAAGGAATAATCGTTTCGTTATATAATGCTAGTTTAGCTTCTGCAAAGTTAGAATAAGTTTGTGCATCTGGAATACCAATTAGCTGACTTGGTACACCAAAAATTAATGCTATATCTTTTGCAGACATATTTTTTAATTGTATGAAGTCCATATCTTTAGGACTTAATCCCATCTCTTTCCAATCAAAGTCGCCCTCTAATAACATTGGCTTACCAGCATTACCTGTTCCACTAAATCTTTGTGTTAAGTCATTCATTAATTGGTTTCTTTGTAAATCTGATAATTGTATCTGTGCTCCTGTTGGGTCTTTTGGTTTAAATATAACAGCACCACT